TGCCTGCCTTAGACAGCTTATTCAAGTGCGCCAGTTTATGGCTTTCCTCTACTTTCTTTCACACTATCATATCCGACAATTTCTGTCAAAATAATCCATAAATGGAGAATAACAACTTAGGAGGATCTGTCCAACGCCATACTGTCGGCTAGTGTGCAGGATAATAGGTAGTAAAATGTTGGACTTCAAATACATTCCAGGATATTGGCGAGAGTCAATGCTAAAAATCCTTGAATAAAGGCTTCTGTCTTGAACGGTGTAAGATTCTAACGGTTGGATACCGTAACATCCTTGCGACTGGAATAGCTAAATCAACAGAGAGTATCGGTTATACGGCTATCCGATTAATAAATTGCCGAACGATGAGGTGTTGCCTGGTGTGGGCACAAGACAAATAATAACACTGTCGCAACTACTCTAGCGGCTTGATCCCATCGACATCTCGGATAATAAGTTTCTCTCAGCTATAAATGAGAAGATGTTCGTATTCTCTGCGTTAAAGAGAGAATAACAAAATAGTATCACTAAGGCAAGATACGTGATACGCCCTTACTTCCTTGAGTTGTAAGTATACGTCGAAGATAAATGTTGGACTGTCTTCAGTGTTTATTGAAGTATTCAAAAGGTTACTGCTATACCCTAAGACAGTGTAGGATTATAAATCCGAAAGAAAAGCACTTGCATTATGAACAAAAATCTTCGAGATTTTTATCAGAAATGGTGCTTGCACCAAGTCTGAATTTGAGCTAGTGAATGACTGCTGTGCGGTCTGGCATTCTGGAAAGACGGAATAAAATAGTAACCGGTTGCTTATATACATATCATGCACTTGACGTATTTAATACGAGTTAGGAATAAGCTTATTATTTATCCAGGTCATTAGTATAACGGATAGTACGCTGACATAAGCAGAAGTCTTGGTTCGAATCCAATGATGGCATTGCAACTGGATAACAATAGCATGGATGGGATTGTGCGCACTCTTCTATCCTAATAAACTGAGTTCTATGGACTCAATATCAGTTAGTTAGTGCTTCAAGCTGATATTCCAAAGAATAAATGGGTGATAATGACTTTACCAGAGTTACAAATCTGGGTTTGTGATGGTTTTGAACCACGTTTGCCATCTATTTCAGAGAATTTTCAACATTCTCTTTGTCGGTTGACTGGTAATCAATCGGCAGTAGATCTTACCAATCTATATGATATGGGGGAGGACGCTCCTCTCCTATTATCATAGCGGAATGACGAGCAATTGGAAGCTCACTTTGTTTATAATCAAGAATATGTAGGTTCGAGTCCTATTTCCGCAACTCAACGATTAAAAGTAAACGAAAAAATAAAAGAAAGGAGTACATATAATGGCAAGTAGATTATCTATTGAAAATGATAGATTAAAAGTCGGTCAAGTAAAACGAATAACATCGAATAATGGAAATAAAATTGATTCTATTACTCTTCTACTCAATGAATCTGTGGAAGTTTTATTTGCACCAAATGGAAATACATTGGAGTTTACGGTATCAAATCCGAATATTGATATGAGTAATTTGGACTGTACTATTGATAAAGAAACTTTAAGGGATTTAATAATCAGTTTCAAAGATGCATACAACCAAATAATTATAAATGAAAGAGAGGGTACAAATTCATGAAATTAAATATTAGCAAAACTATTGATGAAAATATTATTGGTGTAGATATTTCTGTCGCAGAATTAGGTACATCTGATACTGATGCTGCTACTGAAAAAGATATGTTACATAATTTTATCAGAACAATCGAATATTCTAAAATATCCTTTAAATCTAATATGAAAACTGACTCTAATGGAGATCCAGTTACAACTGATAGTGAAGTTGATGATTCAACTATTATCTCTGTTGAATTAAAAGATATTATCAACCAGTCATTTGTTGTAGATGAAAACCTTCACATCACATTCTCTGTAGATGTTACAAAGATTCCAGAATCAGAAATCAAAGCACCTTTTGATAGTGTTGAGAAACTTGGCAAGGCAAAAGTTGAACTTTTCGCTACTAAGATTCAGGAAGAAATCGGTAAGAAGCTTGCTGAGATTCGTGTTTTAAATACTAAGTTTGAAGGTAAAACAGAAGTTATTCTGTAAAAATAATCGGTGGCACTCTTCCATCCTTAATATGCTCGGTTAGATAAGTGGTTAAAGACATCCGACTTTCTATCGGATAACATGGATTCGAATCCTACTCTCTCCGCTGAAGAAAGAGTTATTTCGTTTGGAATAGCTCTTTTTATTTTGTACGAAAATTTAGTTCGTAAAAAGAGAATAAGTTATTAGATATTGCACTTTCATGCGTTTTAGAAAAATATGAGAAATGATAATATTTATTCTGTTCATAATTAGAATTACATTTTAAAATCATAGTTCTTGCATAGTTGTTATCTATATTTAACAACGGACTACCCTTCTCCTAGATCTTGTACACTAACGTATATGCCCACACGTTAAGTGAAGTCAGATATGATCACCTCCCCACTTACAATTATTATTGATCATTGGAGTCGTTTTCTTCGTATTCTTTATTATCTTTTTTTAATATATTTGTAAATACGGATTAGTAATTTGAAAAGAAGATGAAGAATATCTTTTGAAAACATTACGATAGTTATAATACTTGCGATCAAGCCTATACAATCCTTCATATTAGGTAGCCTTCCTTTCTCTCGCAAGAACTATGACGTAATTTTATTATACTATATTAGCATTTTCATATCAATAATTAGATTGAATAGAGAATAAATAATTAACTGACTATGAGTGGATTGTAACTGTTTCGATTGCAGGTAGTCGGATTTAAGAGAAGAATAACGGAGACTGATCATCTTCGTGAACGACTGTACTCCATATCCAGTCACTCTTCTCTTCTATTATTGTTGATATGGAGAGATTGGAGAAAATATGAATGGGAAATTACAAACGAAACGAAGAAAATAAAAAAGATAATGAAGAATGCGGCATTTATTCTATCACTAATATATTAAATGGGAAAAGATATATTGGTCAAACATATAATTTTAAATACCGATGGATGCGACATAGAAGTTATTTAAAACATAATTCAGAACATAATGCACATTTGCAAAACGCATGGAATAAATATGGTTCTAACAATTTTCGATTTGAAATTATTGAAAAATGTCAATTTGAAAAATTAGATGAAAGAGAAATATATTGGATAAATTATTTTGATTCCAAAAATAGTGGATATAATTTTGCAGATGGTGGATTAGGATGTAGGGGATATAAACATTCCGATGAAGAAATTATGAAAATGAGATTAATTCAAAATCCTGAGCCAATTGCTATGTTTGACTTACAAGGTAATTATATACGAACATTTGTCAGTGCAGGAGAGGCTAGTGATTATTTAGGAAAAAAATCTAGTAGTGGAATCAAAAGGTGTTGTGAGAAAGATAAATATAAAAAAGCTTATGGATATATTTGGATTTATGAAAAAGACTATAAATCTGGAAATATAGATTGGGATTATTATTTATCTAAAAACAAAAATCTTCCTAAATCAGTATTACAATACAATTTAAATATGGAACTAATCAAAGAATATGCTTCTGCTTACGAAACAAGTATGGAAGGCTTTAATTCTGCAACGGTATCAGCAGCTTGCAATGGCAAATATGATACATATAAGGGATATGTTTGGGTTTGGAAAGATAACCCTGAAATTTATTATAAAAACAAAGCTAAACGTAAAGAAAAAGCCCTAAAGGATAAAAGAAGCAGAAAAAGAATTATTTTACAATATTCAAAAGATATGGAATATTTAAAAGAATGGACTTATGATGAGATTTTAGACAATAATTTTAATTTAAAAGCAATTCAAAGTAATTGTTCTGGACATGCAAAAACATCACAAGGTTATATATGGAAATATAGATCAGAAGAGTGTGTTATTTAACCACTCTTCTATTTTATTGGAATAAAAGGAAAGAAGTGATTATTACGGCTAATTTAAGACAAGCTAAAACAGATGATGAAATAAAAAAGCTAACTGTGAATAATGTAAAAAACGCATATCATGAATTAGCTTTAGATTACAATCATCTTCTTAATTTAGATTTTATTTTTTGTCCTCACTGTGGAAAATGGAAGTCAACTAAAGGTAGTAATGGAAATTTCTATAAGTCAAATAAGAGTAAAAGTGGTTTCAATCATTTTGCTTGCAAAGCGTGTATTTTAGATCTCTGCACAGATGTAGACCCTAATACCGGTGTTAGAACAGATAACAGAGAAAAAACAATAAATACATTTAGACAACTTGATTGGAAATTCTGCGAAAATGATTATAACGCACAATTGCAAACAATTAATGAAAATGTAGGCGAAAAGGTTCGAGGAACTGCGGTACAAAATCTTATAGTAATGGTGGCTTCTCTTCCACAATATCGAAATACATCATTTAAAGACTCTGAATTTTCTATTGATGATATAGAAAATAATCAAGAAGCAAATACAAAAATTGTTCAAAAAACTTTAAAATCTGCCAAAAAGAGATTCGGGAACTATAGTAACGAGGATCTCATGTTTCTTGAAAATGAGTATCAAGACTGGATAACCAGATATGAATGTAATACAAAGGCTCAGGAAACTATTTTTGAAAGGTTGGCATTTAAGAAATGGGAAATTAACAAAGCCACAAAAGCTGGGCAGAATACAAAAGATTTAGATAAGACATATACCGATTTATTGGCTTCTATTAACATCCTACCTCGTCAAAATGCTGACAACGGATTAGACAGTTCTTTGACATTTGGACAGTTAATTGAGCAATGGGAAAACACAAAACCAATTCCTGATCCAGATCCTGAATTTGCAGACGTTAATCATATTGGAAAGTATATTAAAACTTGGTTTAAAGGAAGTTTGGCTCGTTCGCTTGGTATCGATAATGGTTATTCAAAAGAATACGATGATGAACTACAAAAATATTCTGTAAAAAAAATGGATTATACTGAGGACGATGAATCTGATGACATTTATAAAACTGTATTTGGGGACGATTCCAAATGACAGAAAAAAAATTAACAGAAAAAGAAGTTCGTCAAAGTAAACATGAACAAATAATGAATACAGTGGCTTGGAGAGCAGCATATTATAGAGCTAATCCGAGTAGATTCTGTGTTGATTATCTTGGTTTTGATAATAATTATCTAAGACCTTTCCAAAAAATATTATTATGGGCAATGATGCATTATAATAAATTTTATTATATTGCATCGAGATCTCAGGGAAAAACAACACTGGTTGCACTCTTCGCTTGTATCCGTTGTATCCTGTTTCCAGGAGAGATTGTCGTGACGACCAGTCATACATTTAAACAGGGCAAAGATATCGTACTAAAAATAACAGACGGGTTTATGCATAAATCACCTCTATTATGTTCGGAAATCGAAAAAATAAGTACGGGTATAAATGACTGTGGAATATGGTTTAAAAATGGTTCTCAAATAATTGTTAAAGTAGCAAACGAAAATACTCGTGGAACTCGCTGCTCAATACTAATTTGCGATGAATCGAGGATGGTTTCACAAAAAATTGTAGATACAGTTTTAAGACCAATGAATGTACCAAGAAGTCCTGGATATTTAAATAATCCTAAGTATAAACATCTGAAAGTTATGCCGAAGGAATTGTATATGTCATCGGCTTGGTATAAAGCGAGCGAAATGTTTGAAAAAGTAAAATCATATTTCGCCAATTCTCTTAATGATAAACTGAGTTACTTCATATGTTCTCTTCCGTATCAATTAAGTATTTATGAAGAGTTACTACTACCGCAGATTATAGAGGATGAAATGAATGAATCCACATTCTCTGATGTTTCATTTAAAATGGAGCGTGAAGCAATATTTTATGGAGCGTCTGAAGATGCACTTTTTAATTTTGATGTATTAAATAATAGAAGAATATTACAAGAAAGTTTGCATCCTTTGGAATATTATATTGAAACAGGTATGCAAATTCCTAAAAAACAGGTTAATGAAAAAAGAATTTTATCTCTTGACGTTGCGTTACTTGCCTCTCGGAAGCATGATAATGATGCTGCTGTCTTTACACTCTCACAATCTATTTTTTCTGATACAAATAATCCAATTTGCAATGTAAGTTTTATAGACTCAAAAGAAGGCTTATTGACAGAAGAATTAGGACTGTTAGCAATGAGATATTTTTATCAATATGATTGTGATTATTTTGGCATAGACGCATCAGGTGTAGGTCAAGGAACTCTTGATTATATTATGGGTGGAGATAGATTTGATCCACAATATTCAACTACATATAAAGTTATGACAGTTATTAATAATGACGACTTGGCTGTAAGATGTAAATATAAAGATGCTACAAAATGCATTTACGCAATTAAAGGAAATGCACAATTAAACAATGATATGTGTTTATCTTTAAGATCTGGTCTGCAAAATGGCTACATTAATCTTCTTATAAATGAATCTGATATGGAAGACAAATGGAAAAAACAGATTAAAAATTATAATAAGCTGTCTGATAATACCAAAAATATTTTAAGACTTCCATATTATCAAACATCATTTCTTATTGATGAATTAATAAATTTGGAACATGAAGTTGTAAATGGAAAAATTAAAGTAAAAGAAAAATCTGGAATGCGTAAAGACCGCTACAGCAGTCTCGAATACAATTATTTCGTGGTTGATCAAATCCGTTTAAAACAGAAAAAGCGTACTCAATCTCCCACCGACATATCTAAATATTTTCATGTACGAGCACCAAAGAAATCTACAACATACTCATAGAAAGGAGAAACAAAATTGGATGAACAAAAAATAGAGAACTCCTCTTCTGCTGTTTCTCCACCTAAGAGAAAACGTGGAAGACCACCTAAGAATAAAAATACTTCTACGAAACCAGAGAAAAAATCATATGAATTTGAATCTAAACCAACAGAAATTTTGGCAAAAGATAAATCTAAAAATTCTCAATCATATTCTTCACGAATCCGAATGGCTAATTCAGAAAAAGTGAAAGAATTACTATTACAAAATATCAAAAAATCTACATCTAGGTCGTTTACACAGTATACAAAATCCCTTGTAAAACAATATATGCAAAATCCACAAACGAATAAAGATCGTATTCGTGGATTGTCACAGTATTTATACAGAGCAAGTACATTATATAGAAAAATCATTCTATATTATGCATGTATGCCATTGTATCACTATTATGTTTTAGAAAAAATAGATTTAACAAAAGAATATGATAATTCTAAATCAACCAAGAAATATAATAACATTATTCAGAAATTACAACAGGTAAATATTCGAAATGAATTTGCCCAAATGGTTGCATTAGCAATATTGAATGGTGCATATTACGGATTTGTTTATGACACTGGTGATGGATTATTCTTTCATGCATTGGATCCGCAGTACTGTAAGATAAAAGGTAAAGATCCGGCAGGAAACTGGATAATCGCATTTGATATGTCGTATTTCTCGCAAGGATCTAATTCAGAATTTGTGGAAGGCGTAGATGGTGATACTTCTGGATGTTGGGACGAAGTGTTTCAAACAGCTTGGAAAGAATATCAGGGTGATAAGCAAAACAAAAGATATGCTATTTTACCAACTGATAGAACTATGTGCTTATTAGCTGGTCTTGATGATGAATTTGATTTATGCCTCCCTTTTTTCTTAGGTATTTTTCTCTTGTTAATGGATTGTGAAGACTATGCTGATATTATGGCTGACAAAACAGCTTTGGAAAATTATAAATTATTGGTAAGTAAGATTCCATTGATGGATGGCGACGATGCAGCAATTGATGATTTTAAGTTATCTCTTGAAATGA